CAGATGCGTCTGCAGACACTGCGAGTGATATTGCAAGGTCGACGCTTCGTTATTCGCATACGGCGGCTGCTGGCTCGAGTCGACCATCGAGATCGGCACGCCGAAACAGCCCGCGATCGTTTTCGCCGTCCAGCCGACTTGTTCGATCCATTGCGACTCTTCCGCCGACGCGCCGACCGCTTCGTACTTCATGCCGTTGCCGACAATCGCCGTCTTGCCCGCGCCGAGGTTGTGCCAGGTCTCGCTGAGCCGCTTCGCCGTTTCCGGATCGATCTCGGTCGGCGCAATCAACATCCCGCTCGGCCGGCCGCCGGCCGAGAAGAACGACGTGGACGCCGACTGCATGGCGAGGCCTTGACTGGCCGCGCCGCCGCAGGCGTAGAGCGGCGAGAGCCCGACGAGCGGATGAAACGCGCAGTTCCAGCGATCGTGGATGATCTCTTTCGCCGGGACGACCAGGGGTCCCGTGCCCGCCGGGATCCCGGCCAGGTCGTTCGTCTGGAGCTCGTAATAGACCGCGCCATCCGGCGCGACGAGCACGCGCACGCGGCACGGGTCGAGCACGTACAGCGTCGTCACCACGCCCCGCAGATCGCGATCTTTCAAGACGTACGTATTGCCCCAGAGCAGCTTGGAGAACATCCAGGTCTCAAAAAACTGCGCCGGCGTCTGGTAGCGGTTCGGCGTCGCGAGCACGGGCGAGAACGCCGGGCTCTCGGTCTCGTTCCAAATGCCGTTGACGTCCTGGGCGACGAGCCTCAACGGCAGTTTCCCGATGTCGGACGCGATGAGCGACACGCACCGGAAGACGACGGGATTCGCGAGCGCTGTCTCGAGCCGGAGCTCGTCGTTGTTCTGCCAGGCGCCCGTGTACGGCTCGCGGACGATCGGCATCCACGCGCCCGAGCCGGGCTTGGCCGCCCCTGGCGCGAACACCGCGCGCAAGGACGACCGGATCGTCGCGAACACGCCCACGGCGCGTTAGCCCTTGCGGCTCGTGCCGCTCGTGCCCGCGGCCTCCACGCCGGTCGGCGCGGGCCAGGCGGCCGCCGTCAGGTACTTGACCGCGTTGGCGTTGGCCTTCTGCCAGTTCACGAAGCGCTCGGCGCGCAAGCCGATCATGTTCGACTGCCAGAGTGACACGTACACCGTCGTCGCATCGGCCGGCGACATCGGGGCGCTGTCCATCTGCAGGGACGCTTCCTGCGAGGCATCGATCGTCACGCCGCCATCGTCGGCGTACAGCACGAGCGCCGGCTGCAGCGCGATCACATTGGCGCCGGCGGCCTGGCTCGTGATGAACGTCAGCCCCTTGTAGCTGCCGCCGTTGATCGTGACGCCAGGAAACTCGGGCGAGCCGTCGAGGTTCGTCCGGAACGTCAGCGAGAGCGCATTCGCGGCCGACATGATGAACGTCACGCCATCGACCGCGATGTTGTTCGTCGCGAAGTGATTGATCAGCCCGATGATGTCGGCCAGGGGATTGGTCGTCGCGGCGGCCGTGGGGGCGCCGTTCGTGATCGACGCGGGATTCACGCCCGCGACCGCGGCCACGGCCGGATCGATGAACTGCGTGTCGAGGAACTGCGCGATGCCGGCGACCATGTCGGCGCGCACGAGCGCCTCGGCGCTCGGATTGCTGAGCATGACCAGCTCTTTCGTCAGCACGATGATCCCGGCGGCCTTCGAGATGCCGAGCGACGCCGTCGTGAACGCGAGCTTCGTGACGGGCTTGGGCTTCGCTTCCCCGACCCAGCCGTACGTCCCGCCGGCCGTCTGGCTCGGGACCTTCGTGTTGAAGGGGACATTCCGCAGGCCCGGAATCTTGCCGAGGATCGTCGCCGGCCGCAGCAGTTCGATGAACTCGCTCGAGATGTTCTGGTTCACGAGCGGGCCGGCCCACGCCGGATCGGTCGCCGTGCCAGGCGCGACCGCGGCCTTGAGGTACAACGCGACTTCAGGCGTCGAGTCCTTCCAGCGCTCCTCGGCATAGTGGATAGCGTCGCGAATGTTGCCCTTGCAGACCAGCTGCGCGCAGGCGGCGCGCACGAATGCGGTCCCGAGCGGGACGTTCGCCTTGACCGAGATCACCGGCAGCGACGACCGCACCGCCGGCGCCGCCGGCACGGGCACCGCGGCCGTGATCTGCAGCTTCTCGTGCTCGCGCCAGCGGGCCAGATCGGCGTCGATGCTTTTCACCTGCAGCGCCAGGCCGTCGTGCTCCGTCGCCTGCTCGGCTTCGAGCGTCTTGCTCTCGCCGGCGGCGGTTTCCATGATCTCGGTCATCGTCGCGGCCAGCGCGGCCCGCTTGTTCTCGAGGTTCTGAATGTGTTCCGAGATCGTCTGTTTCATAACGGGCTGCTCCGTGCGGCGCGCGGCCGCGAGTGATTTGACGGTTAGGATCGTCGCGTTCGCGTTCGCGGGAATCGTGACGAGCGAGACTTCGCAGATTTCGGTCTTCGTGAGCCGCCGGGCGCCGGACGTCATCCGCTCGACGCCGCCCGCCAAAATGCGCGTCCCGATCGAGACGCCGGTGATGATGCCGGCCTTCACGGATTGCCACGCCTCATCGACGCGCGCCTTGAGCGGTCCGGGCTCGTCGACGTTCGGGATCGTCGCGTCGAACACAATGCCCTGCGGCGTCGTGGTGAGCGAGACGCGGCCGATCGGTTGTTTCGGATCGTGATGAAAGAGCAGGGGCAGCGGATTGCGGAACGTCACGCCGGCCGGGTCGACCATGTCGCCGACGCGATCGAGCTCGGGCGTCGACGCGATGCCGGAGAATGTCCGGCTCGACTGGTCGAGGGCCTTGATCTCGAGTAGCGCGTAGGCGCGGTCCACGGCACGCGATGGTCCCGTGCTAGGACCGACGTGTCAATTTTTCGCCACAGGCCCGCGCGATCACTCGCCGCAACCAGTCCGCGTGCGTCAGCCGCGCCTGGGAGGCCTGCTTCTGCGTCAGGTCGTAGTGTTTCGCCGACAGGCGCAGATGAAGGCTCACCGAGCGATCCTCCGCTGAGACTTGTGGCCGGCCGCGGGGCTTCATGTCGGCGGTCACCGACCGCCCTCGAGATTGTGTTCCTGGCAGAACTGCGCGAGCGCGGCGCGGCCGCTTACAGTCCGCATCATCTCGTCGAGCGTCTGGCAGGCATCACATAAGTTGTGCTGCGCATTCACCCAGCTGCAGCCGACGTCGCACCCGTAGACATCCGTGCACCCGCACCAACGGCAGCGGCCAGGCTTTTCCCGAATCGTGATTTTCATAGCGACCGTCCTTTCAGTCGCTATAGCACTCGCTATAGCAATTCGCTTCTCATCCGACCACCAGCATCTGATAGTTCGGCGGCGAGGCCTGCGCCTGGCGGTTCATCAGGTCGACGGCCATGATGAGCGCCACGACGCCGTCGATCCGCTCCGTCGACTTCGTCTTCGAGGGTTTCAGGTTGCCCGCGGGATCGCTCTCGACGGCGACGTTGCTGACATTCCAGCGCAACACCGGATCGCCGTTCTGCCGCAACCGGCGCGAGAGCACCGCCTGCTCGAGCGCCTTGGTGGGCGCCGAGAGCGACGCGAACCCTTGGCGCATCGACACACACACGAGCCCGTCCTGCTGCTGCAGGCGCGTCACGAGATCGGTCGCGTTCCAGGGATCAAACGCGATCATCTGCAGCGAGAATTCCGCGGCCCAGGCCTGCAGCACGCGCCGGATCGCGTCGTAGTCGACGACCGCGCCAGGCGTCGCCGTGAGCACGCCCTGGCGCGCCCATTCGTCGTACGGGACGTGGTCGCGCCGGCTCCGCTCGCGGATGCGATCCTCCGGAACGAAACACTGCGCCAGCACATCGAACCCCTGGTCATCTGGAAAGACCGCGACGAGCGCCGTGAGATCCGTCGTGGTGCTGAGATCCATCCCTACGTAGCATTTCTTACCGGCGAGCTCGGCGCGCGTCGTCTGCGCCCGACACTGGTCCCACGCCGGCATCGCGATCCACCGCGCCGCCTGCTCGGTCCACTGATTGAGATAGAGCCGGCGGAAGGTGTTTTCTTGCGCGGGGATTTCCTTCGCCCGCGCGCAGAGAATCTGCATCTCCTCGAGCGAGCGGAAATCGCCGAGCGCCGGATTGGCTTTTCTCCACACGCGGCGCTTCGTCCAATCGGCCGTCTCGGGCGCCTCGTAGATGATCGGCAGAAACGACGGATCGAGCGCCGGATTCTGCTCGACCTTCTTCGCGTGCGCGTAGAGTTCCCAGAGGATCGAATGGCGATCGAAGCCGGCGGTTGAAATCACGAGCAGCAGCGGTTGCTGGCGCGCGCCCATCGACGTCGAGAGCACATCGTAGAGTCGGCGATCGGGCGCGGCGTGGAGCTCGTCGTAGATCACCATCGACGCATTGAACCCGTGTTTGCTGTACGCCTCGGCCGAGATGGCGCGATAAAACCCGCCCGTCTGCCGATGGACGATCCGTTTCTGCGACTCGACGATGTAGCAGCCGGCCTCGAGCGCCGCATCGTTGCGCAGCATTTGGGCGGCCACCCCAAACACCAGCCCGGCCTGGTCGCGGTCTGCCGCCGCCGAATAGACCTCGGCGCCCATCTCCCCATCGGCCAACAGGCCATACAGCGCGATCGCGGCCGCGAGCTCCGTCTTGCCGTTCTTACGCGGCAGCATGAGCAGCACCGTCCGGTACTGGCGCAAGCCGTCCGGCCGCTTCTTGAAGATCCGTTGCACGATGCGGCGCTGCCACGGCCGCAGGTTGAACGCCTGGCCGCCAAACGCGCCTTTGGTATGGGTCAGGCTGTTGATAAACGTGATCGGATCCTGCGGGGCCCCGGGCGGGCCGGTCGGACCATCGTCGCGCGTCGGTGCGTTCCTGTTCCAGCCGCCTCGACGGTCCGGTTTCGCCGCAAAGACGATCGGGTCAAGGACAGGTTGCATAGGCAAAGGTTGCACGTGGGGCCGGCGTGGTTTCCGGCGATGTCCACTTTCAACTTTTTGATCCCCCCCACGCCGTCAAAACGTGCGCCATCGATCGAGATTGGATCGTCACGCGAGTTTACTCGCCGCGTTGCGTCTTGCGTTGATGGCAGCGGCGACAGAGCGCCTGCAAGTTCGCCCGATCCCAGAAGCGGGCCGGTACCCCCTCGTGTCGGACGATATGGTCGACCTCGAGCCCGGCGACGACCTCGCCGCAGCCGGCGCAGCGGTAGGCCTGGTCGCGGAGGACGCGGGCCCGGAGCGCCGACCAGCGAGGCGTCCGGTACCAGCGCCGCCACGCATAGTTCGGGCGCGCGTGCTCGGCCGTGACGGCGTGCTGGCGACAGCGTCGGCCGCGCGTGATGAGCTGCGCACATCCAGGCACGACGCAGGGATGCGGGGCGGGCCCAGGCATTACCCGATCAGACGCATCGCGAGCAGGAAGAGCGCGAGGATCGCGATGACGACGAGCCCGCGCCAGACGAGCCGCAGATCCCGCCTCACGCTTTCGGATCGCTGACCGCGCGTTCGATCAGGCCTTGTGCCCGGGCATGTAGTAGGTAGACGGGGCATCGGAATTTATTCCGGTTTTATAACCAGCGCGTGAATCGCGCGCGTGCACCGACAGCGGACGGCGCCGCCGCGCCCGGGTGCCCATCCAGTTCCGCGGCATAGCTCGCACGATTCGCGAGCTTTCACCAAACGCCGCTTCATGTTCTGGCGCATGGCGTACGTTTGTCGCGACAGTTGCGCGGCGCGTGCGGCATCCAGGCGCGCGCGCTCACGTTCGAATTGATCGACGAGGGTTTCAAGATTCGCGAGCGTTGCGAACGGGTCGAGCAACACGCCACACGTGGTACAACGCACTTCGCGTTCGTCCTGGTTGACGACGAAACCGTCGTGTCGGCAATTCAAGGGATCGATCGCGGGCATCGTCAATTCCGCCTTTCATAGTTCGCGAGCTCGCGCAGCGACGCTTTACTAACTTCGAACGTGTCGCCGTTTTCGGCACGCGACGCAAAGCACCAGAGACAAACGAGCGTGTTTGGCGTCGGGACGTACGGCCGATGCTGGACCCGTCGCCTGCAGAAATGACACGCGCCGATCACGTTGTTCGCGAACGGCGACGGATCCGTTTCGAGCGTGCACACGACGACCGTCCCCGTGATTTCGTCGCTGTCCTTCATGTCCGTTCCTTGTGCGACGCCGGCGACTCGGCGCGGTCGTACGTCCAGCCACAGGCAAACGATCGCAGAAACCAAATCGG